AGAAAAAGGTTGGTATATTCCAGGGACCGGATGGGTCGAAGGTCCGAGGCTGTCTGGCAATCCGGCTGAGGATATAAATTGTCGATGTGATGTAGGCGGAGAAATAGCCGGGCTTGAACCTAAGCTACGGAGGACAAAAGAGGACGGCGTTGTACCTTATACGACATACTCCGATTGGAAGTCAAACATGGAAGAGAACGGCGGTAAATATGTCCCTGAAAGGGTAATTTCAGTCAGAGAAGAACAAGAAAACTTTGAAAGAAATACGAGGTAGAAAATGAAAAAGAAACAAAGGGTAAGGTATGTGCTTGCAAAGGCCAAAAGAGATAATGTTCTCGGTGCTGGCCGGACAACAGATATAGCAAAACGGGTAACAAGCCCGTACAAAATGAGCTCAGGCGTACAAAGGCTCTTGGGAATGTTTTACAAGGGCGGGACGTTTTGGGCATAAGGAGAAATGATGAGTGATACTAAAAGCACTGGTTCAACGGAAGCTGCCGGTGAAACAAAGCCTCAGTATGTAGACGTAAAAACTTTTACTGAATTGCAAAAAACATTAGAAGCAATTAAAAAAGCGCAAGCAGGTTCTGATTCAAAAGTTTTAGACCTGCTGAAAGAGAATGAAGCATTAAAAAAAGAAAAGATGACCGCTCAGGAAAAAGCGGAATATGAACGGAAGCAGTCAGAGGATCGAATTGCGCAAAAAGACCGGGAATTACAGGAGCGGGAAATCAAGCTGTTAAAAGTTGATATTATTGCTGAACTGGAATTACCGAAAGACGCAATAGACCGAATTAGGGGCAGCAACCGGGATGAATTATATGCCGACGCGAAAGCGTTCAAGGAAATGCTCAGCGTTATTACAAAGGGTGAGGTAACAAAGAAGTTGGCCGGGTCTTCTAGTAAACCTGGCGGCGGCTCCAGTGGCGGGGCAAAGTATGAAGAAGTTATGTCCATGCCGTCTGACGATAGGGCAAAATGGATTCAGAAAAACCGCGCCGAGTGGGACCGCATGAAAATCGAAGCACTAAAAAGGGGAAACTAAATGGGTGATCTTGCTCACTTTGTACCAGAGATATGGTCGAGTGAAATTCTTGCCAGCCTCCTTGATGATCTTGTAGCAGAACAAATCTGTAATACGGATTACGAGGGAGAGATCAGGGCTCAGGGTGATGTTGTCAAAATAAACGAGATTGGCGATATCACGGTAAGCGATTATACCGCCGGGACAACTTCGGCAATGACTCCGCAGAAACTGAACGATGCTCAGAAAGAATTGCGGATCGACAAGGCGAAGTACTTTAACTTCTGGGTTGACGATGTTGCCAAGGCTCAGGCCAAAGGCGACTACATGGGAGAAGCCATGCGGAAGGCTACCCATGCGCTTGCCAAAGAGGTAGACAAGTCCTTTGCCGCGCTGTATACACAATGCGGGTTGGTTGCCGGGGGCTCTATTTCTGGGTCAACAATTACAGGCGTTGATATTACATCAACTAATGTAATGAAGTACATCTCAATCTGCGCTCAGAAACTTGACGAGGCTAACTGCCCTGACGACGGGACACGGTGGATGATTGTTCCTCCGTGGTTCGATCAGAAAATCAAGCTGGCAAAAATTGTTCTTGACACAAACAATTCAGCGTTGTTTAACAACGGATTCCTTGGGAACTTCTACGGGTTTAATATATTTAAATCCAACAACGTGACTAACGGAACCCCCGCTGCTGATGATGCGTGTATCATGTTCGGCTATCGCGGCTCCGTGTCAATGGCCAGACAGCTTACCAATCTTGAGGCCGTCAGACCTTCGTTCTACTTCAAGGATCTTGTCAAGGGTCTTTTTGTCTATGGGATTAAGGTTGTGCGCCCGAATCAAACTGGCGTACTTTATGCAGACTACACCGCTGAATCCAGCTAATAGGAGAAAAAAATGGCTACTACTGGATCGACTATCAGAAAAACTACGGCTGATTCCACCAAGGCGGTCGGAATACAGTGGAGGGCGCTGACTACAGCGCTTGGGCATCACATCAATCTGACCGGGATTGATGCGTCAAAAATGATTCTCCTGGTTGCTCACGATTCAACCACTCCAACACAGTCTTATATCTTTGTGGGGACTTCCGACAGCGCCGCGACCGGGTCGAGCTATGCGAGGCCGTTTTCTGCGGCTAAGTTGTATCGGACAAAGATAAGCTCTTCAAAAACGCTCAAGGCAACGGCTTATACAAAGCTCCGGGCTACCAACTCGACAAAGCTGATGAAGATCGTCATGCTCGGGCCGTTTGAGACCGCTAAGTACAAAGACTCGAATGGATACATCAAGTACTGCAAGGGAAAAACCGGTTCTACTACGTGCTACGTGTGCCCGATTCTTTTGACCTAATATACGGCGGGGGAAACCCCGCCTATTATACCTTAAGGAGATTACATTGGAGAATATAATTTATTGTCAAAAGGAAAAACTTGCATTGCTTGGGACGGCGGAATCTTTAGTCTCCGCTCCGTGGGATGATGACGAGTATGAGCTTTGGGGTGTGGCACAGATAACAACGTATCCGGTATATAAACGCGCAGATTTGCTTTTTGAACTGCACCAGGAAAGCTACTGGAACGATCCTAACATAGTTCCAAGGCTTAACAGGTTTGAAGGTCCTACGTATATGCAAAAACACTATGACATCGTGCCTCGATCGGTAGAGTTTCCAAAAGAGCTTTTGGTTACCAGCCTGAGAAGGTATCATACAACGTCGGTTACTTATATGTTGGCGTGGGCATATAAATCTTTTATCGAGACGCACAAGCCCGCTCATGTTTCTTTATTCGGCATACACATGAGTACGCGGGAGGAGTATACCGAGCAGCGGCCGTGTTGCGAATATTGGCTGGGCAGGATGGAAGGGGCCGGGATGTCAATATCTCTTTCCCCTGGCGGGGCAATTTTATCTTCACGCGGGCTCTATGGATACGAAGGCTATCACCCGATGATTCCGCGTATAACAGAAAGGCTTGACGGGTTGAAGGCTGGCGAGACGCATTGGCAAAATCTAGTCAAGGAGCATGAGCGAGAACTGTACAGACAACAGGGCGCGATTGTTGAAGGGGAGTATTGGTTGAGGCTATTGCAGACGGGTGAAATACCGTCATAAGGAGATAATATGGGAAGTGGTGCGGATATCCAGGGTTACAGGCAAATATCAAAAACTGTAGCGGCGGTTTTGATCGGACCGTCTACCGGATCTACGGATTATACGTCTGGGACATGGCAGAGCGTTGAGGTTGTTTCTAGCAAGGCCTGTTTCGCCGGGATTACCGCAGGCGGGCTAGCCGGGTCTAGTAAAATAACTTCTGGGACGTCTTTTTCTCAGGGTGCGGTAATCAGGTGTTCTTTAATTACCGCTATAAAACTATCTAGCGGTTCTACTGGTCACATGGTAATTGCGCATAACAAGGTGTTATATTAATGGCGGCAATAACGGGATCGGAGGTTAAAAATTATATTCTTATCCAAGATACTTATGTTGAAAACGAGTCCGTGTCGTTGTCTTCGAGAAAATGGTCCCGTCTTGCCAAAAAACCTAATGTAACAATTTTGCGCGTATCTTCTGGGACTACTTACGGATCAACAAACAAGTGGACGGACACAAACTTTTATCAGACCACGACAGACTTTCTCGGATATACGTTAATTAAACACGCGACATATTCAACGCATTCTGCAACTGCCGCACTTGTAAGATATGTAACGTACAAATACAATAAGTATGATTCTGATATTGCGTTGCTTATTCCGCAGGTTGAATATGATTTGTGCAGCTATCTCAATAATTGGTTTGAGGACCAGACTATATATGTACATCAGGGGTCTGGGCTTGCTTTTACCAAGGGGACTACCGAGGCTGATAAAATCGTAGACGACAATCAAGATTTTTCTACTGCCGGATTTGTTGCTGGCATGGATATAGTTGTGAGGGGCGGAAGTAATGCGGGAATACACACACTCGCGGCAGTATCGACAGCGCAACTTACTTTAACATCAACGGGAATTCTTGTATCACAAGATCAGGACGTTTCGTATAACGTAATCGGCGGAATTAAAATAAGTAGAATACAGTGGCCGCAGGAGATAAAGCCATATCTCGCTCAAATGGTGTGGTATAGACTTAACAGAAGCAAGCCGGATAATGTTGCAAGCGAAAGAATAGACGATTACTCTGTAACTTACATTAACGGGAATCCGTATCCAACAGAAACGATCAAGGGCCTTGCGCGATTTAAAAAGGCACGGTTGCAATAATGGCGATAGAAGATTATTACGACACGCTTGTTTCTCGGATTACAATGTCAACAGGGTCGTGGGGTAGCACGGGTACCAGGACTACGGCAGGAACTTTTTACGCGGCATTTAATCCAGAGGGACAAGAGGCCATGGGCGCAGATCGGAAAACTGTTTTTTATGATGCGCGGTTTTATTGCGATGCTGATGAAACGCTGGAGCATAAAGATTTAATTAGAATCAACTCGGTAGATTATAATATCGTGTTGATAAAGGATACGTTTAATATGGGACACCATAAGAAAGTATTACTCAAGAGGCAGGCGTGAGTACCGTTAAGCGTACAAAGCACATTGACTACGCCAAGTTTATGCCAATTGTTCGTGACGAGTTTTTACAGGCTGCTGGCATTGCGATAGCTAGACAGGCGAAAGAACTTGCACCAGTTGATACCGGGTTACTGAGAGCGTCGATAAACTGGAGTACACCAGGCAACGGCGGGGGATTGGAGACACCGGCAGGACGGGAAAACGAATTGTCTGTCGCAGATAAAGACACGGCGAAAATAGGAACGAATGTTGAGTACGCTGAGTATATGGAATATGGCACGGCGCGATTTCCAACAGGGAAACCGTTTTTACGGGTTGCGGCGCGGGTGATGAAAAAAGAGTTGAAGTCATATTTAATGGCAGCGTTAAAGAAGGCGGAAAAGAATGCCAAGTAGCACGCTCGAACAGGCAATACAATACTGGTTGTTCAATATCTCCGGTATGTCAACGTATACATCACGGGTGTACTGGATTTCCGCTCCCGATGGTGCGACCGTGCCGTATATCACGTATCGCCTTACCAGTGGAGACAACGGGGGCGCGGTTATCGGTACAACCCGCGAGCCAGTGGCGGAGGTACAGATAGATTTGTGGGGATCGGATCAGTACGAATTACTTACGATTTCCAATTTGATAATCGCTGATGGAGAGGGGAAGAGCGTTACGGTTGACGGCAAGCCGTTTTTGTGGGTGACAACGCGCGGGCCGATTCAGCTGCGCGATCCAGACTTTGAAAACCTCTATCACTTTGTGGTAGATGCAGAAATATCGTTTAATCGGTAAGGAGTAAAAGATGGCTGATACCTATACCTATTCGGGAGGGGTGAATACTTATTTTAAGTATGGCTCTCGGAAGATGCGGCTTGATGATTTCTCTGTTGTGGCAGACATGCCAACAGAAGGCATAACGCCTGTTGGCTCGTCCCTTGGAGATGCCGCGAGTGCCGGGATCGTGTCCTATAGCGGAACGTTTAACGCGAGACTGTTGGTAAAAGGAAAGACTACCGGCGGGCATGCCGATATTCTATTATCGTCAAAGTCTTTTACTCCTACGTCTGCCGTTGTAAAGCTGTCGTCTAACGTATGCTATAAGGGAAAGATTTTGATTAACAACCTATCCCAAGATGCCGCTGGCGGAGCAGTGATCAAACTTTCAGGATCTTGGATGGCCTGCGGCGGATTCGATTACGCCACGGCTACTTAAGGGGGTAAAAAATGGCTGACACATATACATATTCTGGCGGTAAAAACGCTTCATTCCGCTACAAGGGAACTACGGCGTGGAGGACGGTAAGGCTTGACGATTTTTCTGTAGTAAAAGATATGCCAGCGGAAAGTATTCCGCCTATTGGTTCGTCCCTTGGAGATGCCGCGAGTTGTGGTTGCGTATCTTATTCGGGCTCATTTTCAGGCCGTCTTGTTGTGGGTGGGCATAGCACGGGAGGTCACGCGGACCTTTTGAAATCATCCAAGGCGTTTACCCCGACATCGGCCGTGTTCCGGTGTTCGTCTAACGTTTTCTATAAGGGGCCGATTTTACTTAACAACATAACCGTTGACGCGGCCGGCGGGTCTGTTGTCAAGATGTCTGGCGGGTGGGTCGGATGTAATCCGTTCAATTATTCATTGACGAGTTAGGGGGAGACATGATTTTTTTATCAAAGCATGCGACATATATACCAAAATGCCGGGGGAACCGTGAGTTGTCGGCAGAGGATCAGGTAAGATTCGATATCCATGCGATGACCGGCGATGAGGAAGAGCGGTTAGTGCTTATGGCTTACAAAACGGTCGAGGACGGAAAAGAATCTGTCGTTATAGACTACAAAATAAAAGAGACGTTTCTATCGCAAGTTGACCGGGTGTATGGTGTGTACAAAGACGAAGCCAGGAGAGAGGAGGTAACGACCGCAAACGAATTCATGAAACTCCCGGATACCTACGAGTACATAACAGAGACAGTGGCTTATATCAAGCGGGGACTGGAAGAGAAAGAAATAAAAAACTGAAAACGGCCTTCTGGTTTTTCCTTGAAGGCCTTTTGTCTCATGAAAATTATCGGGAGTATTGGGCGTCGTGGGAGCCGGGCGAGTTTGATATAATTCCAGAGGGCGTTGTACAAAAAGATGTTTTTGAATTTGACCGGCACGATATTCCGGACTACGTTCCGGCTGAATTTGACGCCGCGAGGTATATCTGGATGAGATATAGGGACGGTCATTTGATGTACTCTGGTGGTGTAATGGATCAGCCAATAAACAACATGATAATTATTTCTCTGTTCAATGACGTTTTCGGGAAATGGGAAAAGTACAAAAGGAAATCAAGAAATGGCCGTCGCTGAGGAATTGGTAATATTAGTAAAAGCCGATGCTGATAATGCGCTCAAAAATCTCCAAAAAGTAGAAAAGCAAACAGGTCTTACTCTCAAGGGATTTCTCAATCTTATTCCTGGGCCAATAAAAGCGGCGGTTTCTTTTGCCGCGCTTGCACGGGTTGGAAAGGATATGATCCGTTCTTTTGGCGAGCAGGAGGAAGCTATTGCCGCAATGGGCGCGGCATTGCGCGCAAGCGGTGATTATAGCGCGATTGCCGTCGAAGATTTTGTCGCGTTATCTTTTGAGCTGCAAAAAGTCACCACCTATGGCGATGAGGTAACATTGTCTGCCATGGCGATGTTGCGGCAACTCACTACGCTTGACAATGATGGAATTAAAAACATTATACCCGCCGTGCAGGACTTTGCTTCCGCGATGGGTGTTGATCTTGTACAAGCCGCATCACTGGTGGGTAAAACGCTTGGCTCAGACACCAACGCGTTAAGCCGTTACGGTGTACAGATTGATATGACCGGAAGCGAGTCTGAGAGATTGGCCGAACTCACCGATCAGCTAAAAAGCAAATTCGGCGGTATGGCTACGTCTCTTGCAAGTACTGACACCGGCGCGTTGAAACAATTTAAAAACGCCATGGGCGATCTTGCAGAACTCGGCGGGGAAATGATTGTTGACTTCCTCATGCCCGCGACAAATGGGGCAACCAAATTTGCCATTGCTATTGCGGAGGCTGCGGAGAAATCAAAACAATTGCAATCTGCGTTAGCTGGTGAAACCATGCTTGCAGATCGGCAAAAAAACATCGACATTCTCAGGGAGGAAATAAAACTACTCGAAACGCAGGCCGATGTATTGGCCGAGCAGGGAATTGATTCCTCTCTTGTCAACGAGGAAACGTTAAAGCAGTTACGCTCAAGATTAAGGCAGGAACAGCAGCTTTACAGTCAAGAAAAAATGCAGGCTGATTTAAGAGAGGCTGCGGCTGTCCGGCTTGCCGTACTGCAAAAAACCGCCGCGAAGGACACGAAGGATGCGATCAGTTTATTCGTCAAGGAACAGGACGCGGTTGAAGGTCTTGGCGATACGCTAAAAACCGATTTGTCACAAGGGATTGAGTTGGCCGCTGATGGAATGCAAGCATACGCCGACTCGCTTACGATGACCATTCCGACAATGGAGGAATTGGCTGCTTCTGAACAGATGTGGATGGACATAGACAAGGAGCGGTCTGATGCGGCGATTGCTTCACGAGAGGAAGAGGCTGCGACTCTCGACGAGTTGAAAGCGAAATACGAGGATTACTACAAGGCAATCGGCGAAGGTGTGGCCGACGCGGCTACCGCACTAACGGAATATGCTCAGGGAGAGAAAACCGCCGCCGAGGCCGGGGAGGCATTGGCCGAGGTTGCGAAAGAAGCGGCGGTTGCGATACTAAAAGCTATCGGTGAGGAGGCATTTGCTCAGGCGGCTCTTAATACTGCAAAGGCGTTGCTTGGTAATCCGGCCGCTGCCGCTGCGGCTGTTGGGTTCGGCGTTGCTGGCGTTGCCGCTTATGCGGGAGCCGGTATCGTATCTGGGCTTGCCGAAGGCGGCGTAGTCCCGGCGTCTCCTGGTGGATCGTTGTATACTATCGGAGAGGGCGGAAGCGATGAGGCCGTGATTCCTTTGGATAAATATAACATAGGCGGGAACACGACTGTCAATAATATTTTCGGGACTATCTGGCAGGAAAAACAAATCACGCGCGAGATTGCAAAACGCTCAGCATACGCAAACAGGAGATATTGAGTGTCGGTTAAAGATATATCAGCCGCGTGGAAAACATACCTCGAAGGCAATAATAAAATGCGGTTCTACTTTGGACCGAGACAAATTGAGTACCCTCATATTGCGGGAACTCCGACGTTTACCGCTGTCGACGCATGGAGATATGGGAGCCACGATCTGACCGGCGGGTACGCGGAATATCTTTACACTATGCCGAGCTCTTTCACTTTTGAAGTTTTGGTCTATCCTAACTTTGCCTACAACACGGGAGACGATCCTTGTATCCTGTCGTGGTACTGGTCGGCTAACGTCTATCTCAAACTCTACTATAATCACACTGGCGACAAATTCCGCGTTGA